ATCATCAACCCAACGATTAAAATTTCTAGGTTTATATTCATCAAATAAATTATTACTTACTAATAAATTTAGTTTTTTATTCTTCTTCCATTTACCTAAGTAATGAAATGAATTTGTAAAATTTTCTAATAATAAAACTCTAGTATCAATATGAGTATTTATTAAACTTTCTAAATCATTTAAAAAACTTTCATTTTTAATTAATGTAGGGTTATTTTTAAGAATAGGTTTTAAATAATATTCACAAAAATGATAAGTATCACTTTTGTTTTTTTCAATTTCTAAAGTTGTGATCGTTGGGCTATTGTGCATCAAAGCAAGGTCATAAAGATCACCGTTGTTTTTTTCTAAAATTTTAAAAGGGTGGCTATTAAAATTATTTGTTTGCCCAGCAGTGTTGTATCTAAAATGCAACGCAATTTCTTGACCGTTGTTTAAATCATTTTTTATTTTAAGAAATTCTTTTTTAATTTTAGAAAGTTTTTTAGTAAAAAATTTTTTAGTAATTAAATTATTTTCTTTATTTAAAAACATTAAACCAAACCCATGCGGATTGCGGATAAAACTTTTTTGCAAAATTTTATCGTTAATATTTTTAAATTTACTTTGAATAATTACACACACAATAAAAAGGTCTTTAAAGAAATTTATTTTAATTTGCAACAAAAAAAGATTGTAATTTTAAAAAAAATATCTATTTAAACACTGTTGCAAAAATGCAACACCTGTTGTAATTATGCAACAATCAAAATGGGGTAGATCGCAAATGAAAGAAATTGTTTTTATAGGTTTATTAATTACTGGTATAATGTTTGTAATTTGTAATTTAGGAAATTTAGCTTTGTTATCAGTTGGGCTTGTTTTTATTTTTTCATCAATCTTTTTAATAAACTCTTTTATCTAAATTATTTTATTGCGAGTTGGTCGAGGTATTGCGGGGGGTCATCTCCAGTTAAGACTAACTCGCAAATAATTTTTATTATACAATTTTTAATTGAAAAAATTTTTTTCAAATTCACTATCATCGTAGCTACAATTGCGTTTCAGCTACAATTGCGTTTGAGGTTGATTTTTAATATTGACTATGTTATAAATCTGTGTAGTACAAATTTTAGAAACGGGGTAGTTATGAAAAGGTATATATCACTAAATACAGCAATACAACAAGTATACAATTTAGAATGGCGAGTACAAAAAGATGGAAAGAAGAGTAGAAAGCATGCTTTAACTTTTGCAGAATACTACGGACTAAATTCAAATCTGAATGATCTTTCAACAGAAGATGTAAGACTTTACAAAACATATCTTAGGGATCAACTAAACTACTCGAAGGCATCTATCAATAGGAAACTCGCAAGTATATCTAAAATAGTTACGTATTGTAGAGGACTAACTGGGTTTGTCTTCAAGCATGGACTGCCTCTGATTGAGTACGAAAGAGAAAATAACCAACGTAAATTCGTATTTACAAGCGAGTTAGTAGCAGAACTGCAGGAGACAACTAAGCTCATGGGCTACGGCTATTTATGTGGTTTATGGACTACATTGGTAGAAACAGGTTGTAGGTTGTCTGAAATATTGATGTTAGAGTGGACAGATATTGAACCAGAGTTTATAACAATCATAGATACAAAGAACGGTGAAGATCGGGTTGTACCTATTTTTGATGAAGTAAAAGATATACTTGATGAACGTAAGCGTCAGGGATTGGCTAGACCCTTCCCATACCGAGTTGCACACACACAATACGTATGGGGTCTAGTCAAAAAAGAAATGGGTATGAGTAACGAGAAGGACTTTGTTATTCATGCACTTCGCCATACTAGTATCACACGAATGTTAAGCCAAAGGATTGGTATTGAAGTGGTACAAAGAATTGTTGGTCATAGAGATATAAGAATGACACAACGATACAATCACCCAACAAAAGAGCAATTACGTTTTGCTCTACAACAAGGAAGGAAAAACAAAAATGGATAATTCAGTTATATGTCAGGACTGCGGGGGAAATGGTTTTATACGATTAGAAGATCACCCTGATGTACGAAAGCAATCAATCAAACAATGTAAAACATGCGATAGTCAGGGCGAGTTACCTAGACAAATGGAACTACCTTTACAGTATCACAAGAAAGGAACTGAAATAGATGTCTAATGATTATAATGCTTTAGTAGAACAAGAAAAACTCCGTGAAGGAGATATGATTAGATTAGGTAAGGATAGGTTTAATCATAACTTAAAAAAGAATTTAGAAAAAGGCAGACACAGCGTTACACCCGCTTATGTCTATTTACAAAAAGAACTATTACTTCCGTTAGCGGAGAGGATCGCTGAGTTTGTACGAACTGCATACGAAGGACAAGCGGGGCGAAAGAAGTCAGTTGCAGAGCCTCTGAAAGAGATTGATGACCCAAAGAAAGTCGCACTCATTGTATTAAAAACTGCGATTGATACTATAGCGACTAACAAGACATTACTACAATCCGCATCAAAGATTGGTGGTATGTTAGAACTAGAACTAAATAATATTATATTTAAAAAACAAAAGCCTCTGTTACACCAGAAGCTCCTGAAAGATTTACTGAAAAGAACTCGCAACATTGAACACAGAAAGCGTGTGTTTTCTCACACGTTGTCGAAGTACAAAGTTGAGGCAGCTAGTTGGGATATAGGTAAACAAGTTATCATCTGTAAACAGTTAATTGATATTTTAATACAAAGCACAGGACTTTGTAAGATCAAAGAAGTTAACGAAGGTCGAAACAAGACCGTAAACTATTTAGTATTGAATGATGAAGTGTTAAAGAAAATTAAGGACACCGAGTTTCAATGTTCAGCACTCACTCCATACTACAAGCCAATGATTGTTTCACCAAGAGATTGGAAGTCGCCGTACAACGGCGGGTTTATTAATGAGTATCTCGCAAAAGCACCCTTGATTAAATCGCATGACCATAGTTATTTACATGGATTATCTGAATACGATTTGTCAGGTTTTTACGATGCGGTGAACCACATACAGTCTGTACCATTCAAAATAGATAAAAGTATGTTGAATGTGTTTGATACGATTTGGACGAACAACTTACCTTTAGGTAACTTTCCTTCACAAGAAAGTCTATTAGACGAAAGAGGAAAACCAAAAGTATTCCGTGACCCAATGGTTGACCATGATAAAGAAACTTTAATTAAATACAAAAGAGATTGTAGTAGAGCACACAAGGACGAGATAGCTAGGACTTCAAAGGTACTTACGGATCGTATCACACTTGAACTCGCAAAAGAACATCAGGATTATGAGAAGATTTACTTCACAGTACAAGCAGATACAAGGACTAGAGTTTACTACAGTAGCTCAATGCTCAATCCGCAGTCAGATCAGAAGATTAAATCGCTTATAAGTTTCGCCAATGGTGAGAAAATAGGACAGCGTGGTATCTACTGGTTGTATGTACACGCCGCTAACTGTTGGGGTTATGATAAGGTATCATTTGACGACAGATATAAGTGGACACATGAAAATTTGCAAAACCTTATATTATATAGCAGTTCGCCCCTAGAACACAAGGGTTGGAATGACGCTGATAAACCAATGGAGTTCTTAAAAACTTGTCATCACATTAAGAATGTACAAGAACAAGGCGAAGAATACGTTTGCGACTTACCTGTGTCTGTTGATGCTACCTGTTCAGGACTACAAATACTTAGTATTTTAATGCGAGATACGAATACCGCAGAAAAAGTGAACGTAGTTCCATCTGTAGTACCTCAGGACATCTATAGTATTGTAGCTGAAAAAGTTAAGAAAGAAGTAGAACAACATGCGAGTTCGGGCATCTCGGCTGCGAGTCGCTGGTTAAACTTCGGAATAACTCGCAAAATAGTTAAGCGAAATATAATGACTTACGTTTATGGGTTAAAACCATACGGTGCACGTCAGCAGATCTTTGATGAGTATAAACAACAGATTGAAAAGAACCCAAATAAAAAAGTATTACAAGACGATGGGTTCAATGATTGTAGGTGGTTAGCTGAGATTGTCTGGAAGCATATTGAAACAGAAGTTAAACTCGCAAGTGAGTTAATGAAATGGTTTCAAGATAGTTCTAAATTATTTAGTAAAAACAACTTACCCGTGAAATGGACAACACCTATGGGTTTTCCTGTTGTACAAGATTATAGATACTTAGTTCCGTACAGAGTAAAAACAGCGATTAGTGGATCACTAGTTTACACGACGTTGCGAAGACAAATAGATAAAAAGGATAGTAGGAAAGCGAGTTCGGCTATAGCACCAAACATAGTTCATAGTTTAGATGCTTCAATTGCACAATGCGTTGCACTCTACGCTAGAAACGATGATGAGCCAATACCAAACTTGTTAATGATACACGATAGTTTTGCGACTACACCAAACCGTATAGATCAACTACAAAATATTATTAGAAAATCGGTTGTAGATTTATTCTCTAATAACTATTTAGAAAAACTATATCAGGAATGGAAGTCTCAATTACCTGAAAAGGACAAAAACAAATTGAAATTACCTCCAGAATTAGGTAGTTTTGATTTACAACAAATACTAGAAAGTAAATACTTTTTTAGTTAGGAAGGAAAACAATGTACAAAGTGTTTGTATATGGCACGTTAAAACGTGGGCATAGGTTACATGCTTTATTAAAAGATGCCACGTTTGTAAAAAAATATGTAACTGAAAAACCGTTCATAATGACATCAATCGCAGATAGTTATCCTATGATTTGTGAGAACCACGAGCATGGTAAACCTGTTAAAGGTGAGGTCTACGAAGTATCAAAAGAAACTTTATTAGTTCTTGATGAGGTTGAATTAAACGCAGGATACCATAGGCATAAATACGAAGATGATATTTATATCTATGTCACCTACTCGCCACACATGGGAATGAAAGAGTCTGAATATATTAAAGACGACGGTAATACCTATGAATGGGTCACAGAATGGTAATAAAATTAAAAGGGAGTACGACATTAGGTGTACTCTTGGAGGAATAGCTTATGAATAAAAAAGCAAAAACAACTTACACAACTGCTGTCGGTGTTGCTGATTACCCGTATCTTTTTAAACCAGATACGAAGTTTAAGGCAGACGGAGAGTATAGTGTTAAGTTAACTTTATCTAAAGATGATGCACAAGAGCACGTTGATAGATACGAAAAAGTCATGTCAGAGCACATGAATGAAAAAGGTACTGACAAAAGATCACCTTATAATCAGTACAAAAAAGTAGACGGTGGTTATGAGTTCAAATTTAAAATGAACGCAAAAATAAAAGGTAAGAACGGATCTGACTACGAGCAGAGACCGAAGATTTACGACGCTGACGCTAATTTAATTACAAAAGAATTAGCATGTTATAGCGGAAGTAAAATGAAGATCGCTTACCAGATCTATCCATATTTTAACAATATGTTAGGTGCGGGTTTAAGTCTGATGCTTTCATCAGCACAGATTACCGAGTTAGTTACAACTGCACCCGAAGGTAAAGGTAAGTCATCACCGTTTAAAAAAGAAAAAGGCAGCTTTAAAGCTGACGAAGTAGAAGCGAATACAGAGAAGGAGACTGCGAGTTCAGATGCCAACACATCGGAAGACGAAGACGACTTCTAAGTATAGAAGCGGGTTAGAGTTAAGTGTTATACAAAATTTGGAAAGACGTAAAGTCAACTACATGTATGAAAGTGTCCGTATAGCATACTCTAAACCCGCTACTAACCATATCTACACACCAGACTTAGATTTGTTGAATGGGATATTCGTAGAGATTAAAGGATTTTTTAAAAGAGAAGATAGGCAGAAACATTTACATATTAAAAATTCAAATCCCAAAGTTGAGATTAGGTTTATATTTGGTAACAGTAAAAATAAAATTTATAAAGGAAGTAAAACAAGTTATGGGGATTGGTGTACTAAGAATGGATTTATATACGCAGATAAAATTATACCAGAGGAGTGGTTAAAATGATTATATTTGGAAACCCGATTAATTTAAAAAAATGGAAGGATAAATTAGAATGGATAACGAGAACAATAAAAATGATAGTGAATTTGTGCAGCATATTCCTTGTGAAAGCTGTGGAAGTTCTGACGCAAATAGTATTTATAGCGACGGGCACACTTATTGCTTTAGTTGTAATAAGTATATTAGCGGCGATGGAGGTGATGGATTACCTATGGGAAACACTAGAAGAGAAAATAGCAATACCAACGTGGACTATGTCAGAGGACACTACCAAACCCTTGCCAAGAGAAACCTCACCAAAGAAAGCTGTAAGAAGTATTCTTATGAAGTGGGTGAAGTTAATGGAAGAAAAACTCAGATAGCAAATTACTACGATGCTAAACGTAATATTGTTTTCCAAAAACTTAGGTTTGCAAATAAAGAATTTAGAAGTAATGGAGAGATTGGAAAAGCTTTGCTCTATGGTCAACAACTATGGAAGTCAGGCGGTAAAATCGTCTGTATATGCGAAGGAGAGATTGACACAATCTCTATGTCACAGCTCTTCAATCATCGATACCCAGTCGTTGGTATACCTAATGGAGTTAACGGGGCTGTAAAAGCACTAAAGAAACAGTTAGATTGGTTAGAAGGATTTGAAACAATCGTTCTAATGTTTGACCAAGATGAACAAGGTCAGAAAGCTGCTAATGAATGTGCAGAATTATTTACAATAGGTAAGTGTAAAATAGCTAATTGGGAACTGAAAGATATTAACGAAATGTTAGTAGCTGACAGGGGACAAGAAGTTATTAAAGCAATGTGGGAAGCAAAGGCATGGAGACCAGACGGTGTCGTTGCGGGTACAGAACTTTGGGATTTAGTCAATACACCAAACGAAAAAGCTATTGCTTATTATCCTTATGACGGATTAAATAAAAAATTATATGGATTAAGGAAAAGAGAGATCGTAACGATTACAGGTGGATCAGGCATAGGTAAATCGCTTATCGTTAAAGAGATTGCTTATAAATTAATTAGAGATAATCATAAGATAGGTATCATAAGTTTAGAGGAAAGTGTTAAAAGAACTGCCGAAGGACTTATGGGACTACACTTAGAAAAACCAATTCACATAGACAGGACTAGCGTAAGCGAAGCCGAGATGAAACAAGCTTTTAATGAAACAGTAGGCAATGGTAATGTATTTATGTATGACCATTGGGGTTCAATAGAAGAAAACACAATCCTAAACAAGATCAAGTATTTTGCAAAAGCACTTGATATACAGTTTTTGATTATAGATCACATTTCTATTATTGTAAGTGGGTTAGAAACTTACGATGAAAGAAAAACTATTGATGTTCTTATGACAAAATTAAGGGCGTTAGTAGAGCAACTTAATATAGGTTGTATCATTATTTCTCACCTTAAAAGACCCGAAGGAAACAAAGACCATACTGATGGTTTGAAAACTTCTTTGGGTCAGTTAAGGGGCTCGGCTAGTATTGGACAGTTGTCTGATATTTGTCTTGGTGTTGAGAGATCACTGAGTGATGAAACAGAACAGCCAAAGACTACAATAAGAATATTAAAAAATAGATTTGCAGGTATTACAGGCGTAGGCACATACCTCAACTATGATAAAGATAAAAACAGATTGATAGAAAATAATGAAACCAGTAATTTTTGATATAGAAACAGACGGCTTTAATCCTTCAAAGGTACATTGTCTTGTCATGCAACATGATGACCAGATAAAAACTTTTGTAGGCGACGAAATTCCGAAAGGAATAGACCTTATGGCTGATAACCTTGTCGTTGGACATAACGTAATCAAGTACGACCTTCCTGTACTTGAGAAGTTATACGGTTACACACACAATCCCGAACATGTCCACGACACTCTCTGTCTTTCACGCCTTATCTACCCCGATATAGGTAAAACAGTAGACATGAAGTTGTTAGCCAAAGGTCGTATTGATACATCAATTGTAGGTAAACATTCTCTCAAAAGCTGGGGTGTTCGATTGCAACTCGCAAAAGGAGACTTCGGAGAAAGCACAGATTGGAAAACTTTTAACTTAGATATGTTACAATACTGTGTTCGAGATGTTGAGATTACAGCTAAGTTGTACGACTTATTAATCAAAAAAGGATTTAGTGAAGAGTGTATTGAGTTAGAACATAAGATTGTAAACATTACAAAAGAACAAGAATTGAAAGGATTTGGTTTTGATGAGCAGAAGGGTAAAGAGTTACATGCACAGTTAAGTAATAAAGTAAGTCAAATTAAATTAAAATTAGAAGAAACAATAGATGACTGGGAAGAAGATTTAGGCGAGTTTATACCTAAAGTTAATAATAAAAAATTAGGATACACAAAAGGTGTTCCTGTTAGAAAAACTAAAACAATAAAATTTAATCCTAGTTCAAGACAACACATAGCAAATAGATTGCAAACACTACACGGTTGGAAGCCAAAAGAATTTACTGAGAAAGGTCAACCGATTGTTGATGAAGATGTTTTAGAAAAGTTAGATTACCCAGAAGCTAAGTTAGTAAATGAGTATCTGACTATTGAAAAGAGATTAGGAATGTTAGCTGACGGAAAGAACGCTTGGCTAAAAGTAGTGAAGAATGGTCGTGTTCATACCTCTTACATTACCAACTTAACTACCGCTAGAATGAGTAGTCGCTATCCTAACTTGCAGCAAGTTCCTAGTAGCCACACCCCATACGGCAGGGAATGTCGTAGTTTATTTGTCCCTTCGAGTGGTTATAAGTTAGTGGGAGCAGATGCGTCTTCGTTAGAAGCTGCGTGTCTCTCTCACTACATTTACAATTATCCAAAAGGTAAAGAGTTTGCAGAATTAATTATGAACGGAGATGTGCATACAGATACACAAAAGAAAGTAGGATTACCTACAAGAGCCGTAGCAAAGACACTATTATACGCTGTACTGTATGGTGCTTCATATCGTAGAGTTTCAGATATATGTGAATGTAATCTAAATGAAGCTAGGGATATATTAGACAGATTTTATAAAGCATTACCTTTCTTAAAAATTATAAGACAAGATATTATTGAGAAGTTAGAGGCAACAGGAATAATTAGAGGATTAGATAAAAGAATACTAACCATAAGAAGTAACCACAGTAGTTTAAATACATTAATACAATCTTGTGGGGCTATAATTATGAAAAGAGCATTAGTTATGTTACATGAAAAGTTGCAAAAGTTAGATGCTTTTATAGTAGCTACAATACATGATGAATTTCAAATAGAAGCTAAACCTGAAATTGCAGACGAAGTAGGGCAACTCGCAGTAAACTCTATTGTTGATGCGGGTAAATATTATAACTTACGAGTGCCATTAAAAGGTGAGTATAAAGTTGGGAACTCTTGGGCGGAAACGCATTAAGAGAAAGAAAAAATTAAAAATAGGTGGACGTACTATACGTAAATGGGCTTCGACATGTATTAACGGAATGTATAACAGGTCAGGCGAAAGAACAGAGATAACAATAAATGAATTAGTTATGCTAAAAACTCATTGTTGTCCATGCTGTAATACAACTATGATTTCAGGTGGAGCAAGTGTAGATAACTCACCAACTGTAGATAGAATAGATAACGACAAAGGATACACGATAGATAATATTTGGATTATCTGTCACAAATGCAACTCAATGAAAAGTGATGCAAAAACACCAAGCCGCCTGTATCAAATAGCTGATGCATGGTGGGATAGGATAAAAAAATGCAAATAGTAATAGTAATATCAGATAACGAGGACGGAAGAATATCTTACTCGGTATTTGAAAAACCACAGTTACATGAAAAGATGTCAGATGTAGAATGGTCTCCCGCAATACAGGTGGGAAGTATACTTTCTGGCTTTTTGAAAACAGTAGAACAGCATGGGGCTTACCTAACTAAACTTCCTATCTATGAAGAATTTAAAGATAAATACACTGACAAAGACGATTATCGTTATCAAGTAACAGAGAGAAGTGGGAACGTAATAAAAGTAGATTTAAGAAAAATAAAACCAAAAGGATCAGCATGAGTACATTATTAGTAGACGCAGATATTGTAGCGTATCAAATAGCTTCTGTTACAGAAGAACCTATAAGATGGGATAACGAAGTATGGACATTACACTCTGATGAAAAAGAATGTGTAAGATTAATTGATGATTACTATACTAGATTAGCTGAAGAAACAGAATGTGATAAATTTGTAAGTTGTTTGAGTGATAAACAAAACTTTCGAAAGAAAATACTACCTACGTACAAACAGAATAGAGAAGCAACTCGCAAACCTTTAGCCTTAAAGTTTTGTAGAGAGTACATCAATGATAAGTACAACGGTATGGTTAGACCTAATTTAGAAGCAGATGACTTAATAGGAATACTAGCTACATCTAATATAATTAAAGGTAGTAAAGTTATATGTAGTATAGATAAAGATTTAGACCAAATTGCAGGACTACACTTTAATCCTAAAACAAAAGAATTTTACAATGTAACTATACTTGAAGGTGAAAAGAATTTTTACAAACAAGTATTGATAGGTGATCCAACTGATAACTACAAAGGTTGCCCTAGTTACGGGGAAGTGAAAGCATCTAAAGTATTAAATACTAAAAAGAATTTTTGGAATATTGTACTTTCATGTTTTAAAGAACAAGGACTAACTAAAGAAGATGCCTTAGTGCAGGCAAGATGTGCTAGGATACTACAAAATCAACATTATGATTTTAAAAAGAAACAACCTATACTATGGAGCGGCAATGGTAAATAAATCATTTTTTCCTAAAGATGCGTCTGAACGTCAAGAAGGTGGAGATCACTACAAAATGAAAATACAACCATTTACCTTTATAATGGAAAATGGTCTTAACTTTTTTCAGGGCAATGTAATAAAGTATGTTGTTAGATACATGAAAAAAAATGGTATTGAAGATCTAAAAAAGATTATTCACTACTGCGAACTAGAAATAGAGAGGATACAAAATGGCAGACAATGAAGTAAAGAAATGGAAAAAGATAACATACATAGAAGCTAAAATTGAAGTAATTGACTGGTTTTATGCTAGAACGCCTGACCTTAGGGATACAGAAAACTATCCATTTACAAACAATGCTAAATATCGTATTACTAATATTGACGGTAAACGATCAACTGTAGAAGAAATAGACCTAACAAAAGAAAAAAATGAAGAAATTCCTGAAGAAACTACTGCTTCTACTGAAGCAGAGAAAGATAATAAAGAATAGAAAACTGTATTTAGTTGTCTGGGAAGATATATCCGCTTTTACAGAGTGGACTTCTTCAGATAGCGTGCAAGAAAACCTACCCGCACTCTGTGTCTCTACAGGGTTTATATGGAGCTCTGATAACGTGAAAACTCACGTTGTCTCAGATATTGGCTTTGACAGTTCAAATGGCAATGTCTTAATGAACGAAGTTGGCTCTGTAACTACAATCCCCACCAAAAATATTATCAAAAAAATAGAACTCCCCTACTCTAAGTACATAAAATGTTAATTTGTTGCTCTCTTGGATATATTCTATGATTATTTCACAAAGATTAATTGACTATTTACAGGGTAAATTTCCTGATAAATCACCAAGTCTATCGGATAGTGAGAAAGAAGTGTGGTTTAAGGCAGGTCAAGCATCTGTCGTTAAACATTTAGAAGTATTATTAAAAGAGCAAGACGAAAACGTTTTAAACATTAAAGAATTAGAGGAGTTAAAATAATATGTGTGCACCTAGACCAAAAGCACCCCCACCACCGCCACCACCACCTCCAGCACCAGTACCTGCTGAACAGGTGAATAGAGCAGAAATTAAAAGAAGAGAACTCGCCCCTAAAGCACCTCAAACTAGAAAAGAGGTAAGTCAAACTGACCCTACTGTAGCAACACAAAAAAGAAGAAGAGGTAAAGCTGCTTTAAGGATACCTTTACAACAATCATATCTAGGAGGAGGAACAGGGGTTAATATCGTATAATGCCTGATTACATCACAGCTAAATCTAGGTATAAAAAGCTAGAAACAGATAGACTGAATTATTTAAACAGAGCACGAGATGCCGCAGAACTAACAATACCAACGTTAGTACCTAGAGACGGGCATTCATCGGCTACTGAATTCTACACGCCTATGCAAGGAATAGGGGCTAGAGGAGTTAATAACCTCGCTTCTAAACTTCTTCTTGCCCTACTTCCCCCAAACCAAGCATTTTTTAGATTATCTTTAGACGAGTTTACGCTTACCGAAATGGCAGGTAGAGAAGATATGAAAGGTGAGTTTGAAAAAGCTATGGGTTCTATTGAAAGAACTGTGATGAATGAAATGGAAGTTAATAATTTTAGAACTGCATTATTTGAGGCTCTAAAGCATTTATTAGTTTCTGGTAATGTGCTTCTTTATATTACACCTGATCTTAAAATGAAAATTTATCATTTAGATAGGTTTGTAATTAAGAGAGATGCGATAGGAAATGTTATTGAGATAATTACAAAAGATATGATGTCTCCTATGGCATTATCAGACGAAATGAAATCGTTATTAGATGGCGATGTAAAAGAAGATTACACAGACAATATAGAATTATACACTTATATCTATAGAGCACCTAACAATAAAAAATGGTTAGTACGTCAAGAAATGAATGGTAAGATTGTACCTAACTCAGAAGGTAGCTATCCAATAGATAAATCAGCATACATACCTTTAAGATACACATCAATTGATAATGTTGATTATGGTAGAGGCTTTATAGAAGAATACATTGGAGACCTTCGTAGTTTAGAGGGGCTATATAAATCTATTGTAGAAGGATCTGCAGCAGCAGCTAAAGTTTTATTTTTAGTTAGACCTAATGGTACAACTAAAATCAGAACACTAGCACAAAGTCCTAATGGTGCAATTAGAGAAGGAGATGCAAACGATGTGTCTACTTTACAAATGCAAAAGAATGCTGACTTCCAAGTTGCATTCCAAACAATGAAACTAATTGAAGATAGATTACAGTTTGCTTTTATGCTTAACACTTCTGTACAAAGACAGGCAGAAAGAGTTACAGCAGCAGAAATTAATTATGTATCAAAAGAGTTAGACGATAGTTTAGGTGGTTTGTATTCTTTATTATCACAAGAACTACAGTTACCTTTAATAACTAGATTGATGCATCAAATGGAAAGAAAGAAAAGATTACCTGCATTACCTAAAGATCAAGTAAGACCTAAAATAGTTACAGGTCTGGAAGCTCTAGGTAGATCATCTGATCTGCAAAGGTTAAATGCTTTTGTGCAACAGTTAACTCCGTTTGCTCAACAACTAATGCAATACATGAACTTAGACGAATACGTTAAGCGAGTTGGTGTATCTTTAGGTATTGATATGGACGGGCTAATTAAATCGCAAGAAGAGATTGCTGCTGAACAAGCTCAAATGCAACAGATGCAACTCGCACAACAAGCTACGCCTAATGCAGCAAAAGAAGGTATGGGTATGATAAGGGACAGCGTAAACGCAGCAAGAGGTGAACAATAAGGAGAAACATGGCAGAAGAACTGAAAGTGCAACCAGATGCACCTGAAGGCGACTCACAAGAATATATTGATAACATGGTCGCAAAAGCAGAAGGTCAACAACCAACTGCTGAACCTCAACAATCGCAAGAAGTTGATACCCAAGATGATTTAATTCTTGGTAAATTTAAAACACAAGAAGATTTAGTTAAATCCTACCAAGAACTAGAAAAGAAACTTGGAGATACTAACAAAGTTGAAAAACTACAAGCTGACCAACCGCAAGAACAAGGTCAACCTGCAGGTTTTAACTTTGAAAGTGCAGAACAAGAATTTAACGAAACAGGAAACCTTTCTGATAACACTATTAAATCTTTAGAAGAACAAGGTTTAAGTAGGCAGTATATTGATACTTACATGAAAGGATTAAACGCTATGGCAGACCAGTTTGAACAGAAAGCTTTTGAAGCAACTGGTGGTGAAGAAAATTATAAAGCCATGCAAGATTGGGTAGGCAATAGCTTAACTCCTGAAGAAGTTACATTATTTAATAACGGTGTTAGTGGAGACGATCAGTCTGCATTATTTACTATTAGAAATATGTATGCAAGATTTCAATCTGAGACCAAAGAACCAAATATAAATTTAGGTGAAACAAACGTATCAGGTCAAGGCACAACTTACGATAGTTTAGCCCAAATGAAAGCTGATATGAAAGATCCTAGATATGGTACTGACCCTGCATTTAGAAAACAAGTGCAAGAGAAGATAGCAAGGTCTAAGGTTATATAAAAGAATTTACGTTAAGATGTTGACGTAAATAGCAGTATCGGAAAACTTAACCCGTTCGAGGACGGATAATTCTGATAATAACGTTACTTGCTTTAATAACATCACTAAACCTAAACTAACTAAAGGAGATACAATATGTCAAACGCTACTGTATCAGACATTGGTCAGATTGCAGGTTCAGGTGATACTAAAGCCCTATTTTTAAAAGTATTTAGTGGCGAGGTTATTACTGCATTCGAAACTGCAAACTCGACTTTAGATAAGCACGTAATCAGAACAATTAGTTCTGGTAAAAGTGCACAATTCCCAGTAATGGGTAAAGCTACTGCTTCATACCACACAAGCGGTAACGAAATTACTGGCGGATCAATCACACACAACGAAAGAGTAATTTCAATTCAAGACTTGTTAATTGCTCCATTATTTGTGAGTGAAATCGACGAGCTTATGAACCATTACGATGTTAGAAGTCAATACGCAAAAGAAATGGGTGTTGCTCTTTCAAACACAATGGATAAGCACGTTTATCAAACAATTATAAACGCAGCTAGAGCTGCCGCAGCTTCACCACAAGCAGCAGGCGTTGCTCTTACTGACGCTGACTTTGCAACTTCTGGATCTTCTGCAGCAGCAACTATTTATGAAGCAGCACAAAAGCTTGATGAAGCTGATGTACCTGAAGATGACAGATATGCAGCAGTTAGCCCTGCAGTATACTACAACCTAGTTCAAGAAACTTCTGTAATTAACAGAGACTTCGGTGGACAAGGTTCATACGCTGACGGTAAAGTATTAAAAGTAGCTGGTATCAATGTTATTAAAACTAATAACTTACCATCTACTAACATTACTTCAGGCGTATTAGACGGATCAGACGGCAACTTAGGTGGAAACTTTAGCACCACTCTAGCTGCTGTATGGCACAAGTCTTGCGTAGGTACTGTTAAATTAATGGATCTTTCTACTGAAATGGAGAGAGACATTAGAAGACAGGGTACTTTAATGGTAGGTAAGTATGCGATGGGACACGGAGTTCTTCGTCCTGAAGCAGCTATCGAAATTAAATCTGCGTAACCACAGTCTTTCTAGGGGACATTAATTTGTCCCCTAGATCAAACAGAATTTATTATGACACAAGCTACAACTACAAAACTTGAAGCAGTAAACTCAATGCTTACAGCGATAGGTGAAACTCCTGTTAACTCAATAACAGAAGCTACAACTACTGATGTAGCAATTGCTATTCAAATATTAGATAACGTATCAAGAGAAGTACAACAACAAGGTTGGTACTTTAATACAGATTTAAAATATAAACTAACTCCAAATACCGATAAACAAATCGTCCTTCCTGTAAACTGCCTTAGAGTAGACACCACATATTTATCCAAACATTATAATTTAGTAGAAAGAAGTAGAAAGTTATACGACAGAAAGAAAAATACTTTTGCAATAGATGCAGAAAGCATTGAAGTAGATATAGTATTTTATTTAGAATTTGAAAACATACCTGAAGTTGCTAGAAGATACATAGCTCTAAGAGCTGCAAGATTATTTCAAGATAGAATGCTTGGTAGTGCAACATTACACGGGTTTCACGAGAACGATGAGTTTAGAGCTCTTATGGAATTAAAAGAAGCTGAAGGTGATATTGGAGAACATAGTATATTCGATCATTACGATACTTATAGTACACTTGATCGTACACACTACCAACCAAATAAACAAAGTAGAAGTTAGATATGGCTAGATTTATATCGAACTCAATACCTAATTTATTAAATGGTGTATCACAGCAACCTGACACAGTTCGATTATCAAACCAAGCTGAATTACAGGAAAATGCTCTTAGTGATGTTGTATTCGGTCTAAGTAAAAGACCGCCTACAGAACATGTCGCTAAACTGAATACCGATACAGATGATGATAGTAAAGTACATATTATTAATAGAGATGTAAACGAACAGTATGCTCTTATATTAAATGACGAGCAGATAAAAGTTTACGAGTTAGATGGTACTTCTAAAACTATAACTAACACAAGTGATTTAACATATCTTGAAACAGATGATCCTGTAAATGATTTAAACTGTATTACAGTTGCTGATTATACTTTTATTGTTAATAAAACAAAACAAGTAGCAAAAAGCACAACTGTATCTACAGCCAGACCTTACGAAGCTTTAGTATATGTTAAAAATGGTCAGTACAAAACTGAGTATGAAGTTAAAATTAATGGAACAACACAAGCGTCATATACAACTTCAGATAATCAACAAGATATTACTACAGATAATATTGCTGAAGAACTATATGATGATTTAAATAGTAACTTATCAGGATACACAGTAAGTAGAGACGGTAGTATTATTAGAGTACAGCATACTACTACAGATTTTACAATCACAACTAATGATGGACTAGGTGGTGACGGTGTTGTTTCTATTAAAGATAAGATAAATGCTTTTTCTGATTTACCTTACAAAGGATATACTAATTTTGAAGTAGAGATTACAGGAGATGGCGGTACAGAATACGATAACTACTATGTTAAATGGGACGGCGAAGCATGGGTTGAAAGTGTAAAGTCTGGACTAAAAAATAGTTTAGATAAAACTACTATGCCTCATGTTCTTATAAGAACTGCAGATGGCAACTTTAGATATTCACCAGCAGATGGTTCAAGTTATACAATTAACTCAACAACATATTATGTACCTGATTGGGAAGGTAGAGTTGTTGGAGATGATGTAACTGCACCTGACCCAACTTTTGTAGGAACTACAATTCAAGATGCTTTCTTTTATAGAAATAGATTAGGATTTTTAGCAGATGAGAATGTTATATTTAGTAAAGTAGGAGAGTTCTTTTCTTTCTACCCACAAACAGTAACCACAGCTTTAGATGACGACCCTATTGATGTAGCGGTTAGTCATAACAAAGTTAGTAAATTAAAATATGCTGTACCTTTTAGTGAAGAACTTTTATTATTCTCAGATCAAACACAATTTATATTAAGACCTGAAGAAGTATTATCAGGTAAAACAGTATCTATTAACCAAGCAACAGAATATGAAATAGATACTAAAACTAGACCTGTTGGTTTAGGACAAAACATTTACTTTGGTTTTAAACGTGGATCATTCGCAGGTTTAAGAGAATACTTTGTATCGTCTGATACAGATCAAAAAGAAGCTTTAGATGTTACTATAAATATACCTAAGTATATTGAAGGGTCATTAATTGAATTAAAAGGTTCTACAGCAGAGAATATATTATTAGGACTTAGTGGAACTAAAAGAAACGAAGTTTATGTATACAAATATTATTTTGATGCAAACCAAAAAGCATTACAAAGATCTTGGTCTAAATGGGTATTTCCTACAGGTGATGTCATATTAGGCGGAGATAGTATTGAAAGTGTATTTTACTTTGTAACAAAAAGAAGTGATGGTACATACTTAGATAAGATGAATTTGAAAACTAATGAAGTTGATACTAATTTAGATTTCGCTGTTATGTTAGATAGAAAAACTAAGTTATCAGGAACTTACACAGCTTCAACAGACTCAACAACATTTACATTACCATATTCTGACTCAGGGGATAAACAAGTTGTCTTGTCAGGAGACTGGGCTGCAGCTAAACGAGGACGTAATATTGAAGTATCGTCTAGTACAGCAACTACAGTTACAGTAAGTGGTGACTATAGTACAAACGATGTATTCATCGGTAATAAATACAATTTTAAATATCAATTCTCTAATTTATACGTTAGAGAGCAAAAGACTTCAGGAAATGCTAGCTCTATCAATGCAGGTAGATTAATGTTAAAGAAGATGGCATTTATTTTTGGAGACACAGGTTTCTTTACAGTAACAGTAAAGCCAAAAGCTAGAGATAATTCTGTTCACAGATTTACAGGACAGATTTTAGGATCTAGTAAATTTATTCTTGGAGAACCTGTATTAGAAAGTGGAGAATTTAAAGTTCCTATACAATGTCGTAACATCGACGTTGAGGTAGAACTAGAAAACGATAGTTACCTACCAAGCAGTTTCTTATCTGTAGAGTGGGAAGGTATCTTCTCTGTACTATCTGAAAGAATTATAACTTAATGAATATTAAAGAAGTAAAAACTAAGGCAGAACACGTTAAAGAGCTATGTCAAAATATGAGACTAGAAGATAGACGTGAAGTTGTAGCTCTAACTGGTAATCCAGATGTTTATAGTATTGTATTAGCAGGTTGGCTTCAATCAGATTATTGTAAAACAATTTTATTAGACGGTAAGGTTGTATTTATATATGGAGTTATCCCTGCACTTGATATGCCTTTAGTAGGATCGCCTTACATGCTAGGAACTGAATTACTAAAACAAATTAAAATGCCTTTTTTAAGAAATTGTAGAAATAGAGTTTCTTATATGAAGAAGAAATACAAGTATCTAATCAACTGACTAGATAGTCGAAATGAACTAGACCTTAGATTTATTACGTGGTGTTGATTTAAAACAAAAGAAAAAAAAGAAGTCAATGATGTTAAATTTCATGGATTTTGTATGGGAGAACAATAAATATGTG